TTAGCGGAAGCGGCACCATGGGGTAAAGAAACCATTGGCCATCCTGGCATACTTTCATAGCAGGATGCAGCATCTAATTCACCTTCAGTAATAACAAGACGTTTGCCAGTACTAGGAAACTTATGCTGAGCGAATAAAGTGTCAGTGGAAACTCCTTCATAGCGAAAATCTTTCTGTTTGGTTTTTATTTTAACACCTTTCAGTATACCAGATTCATCATGGTATGGGAATCTTAATGTATTTCCGTCCCTGTAGATCTGATAGAACTGATTGGTTTTTTCAGATATATTCCTCTTATGCAGCCGTTCGGCTGATCCGGTTAATTGGACAGTTTTTGACATTCTTTGACTGTGAATAACGTCATTATCTCCTGGTGTTCTGTTGTGACAAACAAAACAAAAGGTATGTCCATCAGAGTATAAACTATTTGCGTCTGATGATCCGCAATTTTCACACGGTATATGTCGGATAAATTCTGATTCAGATTCCATAATTGTATAGAACCAACTCGTCTCTGTCTCTCTGATCTTCTAGGTAATTACCTTTAGATCTCATTGTATATGTAAGTGGATAGGTATCGTCAATCCATTTATCATCGAATCTTTCCCTAATCAATGGTGAATCATTATAGGAAATAAGCTGAGGACCTTTATGGTAACAGCAATTTTCAGCAAAGACATCATGATTAAAATCCCTATGTATAGACCCCTTCTTTCCATAAAGTTTTGAACTAATTTCATAAGGAGGATCTAAGTAGGTAAATGTACCCTGATCATGAGTCAGTAATTCTTCATAAGACTCATTGGTTATCTTCCATCTGTATATCAACTCACTATAGTAAGGTAGTTTTTCAATACCACGATAGGAGAAATTAGATACACTTGCCTGTTTAGAGAACGATGATGCTTCAGATAAACCAGAGAAAGAACACTTATTAATGATGTAGAACCTAACAGCATCTCCAAATTCATCACCATCGGTCGTTATAAGCGCCTTAGCGTACTCGAAAAGGTGCTTCGCCTCCTCTGGTGTAGAATGTGTATCTTTAAGCGTTGAGAGTTCTTTTGCAAGGGTCTCACCGTGTGACTGTAGGTGCTTCCAAAAATTGTAGACTGGGTAGTATAAGTCGTTGACCCATACTCTTAGGTGTGGATAACGTTTAGTTGCTTCGATGGACATAGATCCCCCACCTAAAAAGGGTTCACGCCATTCTCTGTAATCAGATAAATCGGGGATAAAATGGAAGAGTTTCTTTAATGCTCTAGATTTACCCCCTGGATAACGTAGTGGTGTTTTCAAACTAACCAAGCGAGTGGGATATCTTTATAAGAGGTCCAAAGTATATCATGCTTCTCACACCATTTCGCATATGTTGTTTTACTTTTCTTACTTATCGTATTATATGGTGCTTGGAACACCATCCTTAAATCTATATCAGGGTTATCCTTCTTAACTGCTAAGACTTTACGTCTATCTTCAGGGTCCCAGTATCCTTTTATTTCTAAATAAACATTATTCGTTAAATGGAAATCGGGATGATAGTTATGTTTAATAGTGTAAGGAATCTTAGCAGACTCGTATTCGTAAGAGACACCTAAACCGGAGAGGACCTTTGCTACGTCCTCTTCCAGCTTAGATCTAAACTTAATAGGTTTATTCCTCTTCTCTTTTAACTCGTGAAAGGTTTTCTTAGCCCATGCAAGAGATTCTTCTTTAGAAGTCTTCTTCTTCATCTACATTGGTGGTTGGGGTGACGTTAGGGTCAGCCGTCTTGAAACCAGATGTAGTACCAAATAGTTCAGCTACTTCCGTAGCGTCTAAATCACCAGTATCTACCCCAGCTTCTCCTTTAACTGACACGACCTGTACACCAACCAACTTAAGAGAACTACCATAGGTAACCCCATCCCGTAGAATATAGGGCTTTTGGTAGAAACCCAGTTTAACAGTCGATCCAGCATAAAGCGGTGTCTTTGTATCGGTTAACAGTGTACCCTCTGTATCTACTACAGGTGGTTTTTTATCTTCAGACCAAGAGAACTTAAGTTTATACTTACCATCCGCAACCTCTTCCCATGGCTCGGGCTTGAGTGTACTGCGTTTGGGATTTTTTAGTTTAGACTCTGCCCACTTAAGGACGTCAGCTCTTTCAGTTTCCAGTTTGTCAATAATCTTGTTATCAACAACAGCCGAGAGTGAGTAACCAAACTTACTAGGTTCTAGTATTGCTTGGAATCCCTCAAGTGTAACAGGTTTTTCAGTAACGTGTACGTTTCTAGACATCGCAGTTACCAGTAAGAGCCTCCTCTAAGGATTGTGGTTCTTTATCTTGACCTAATTTGTCTAGGTCCTTACCGTGTCTCCTATCTAGCTCGTTTAACTGTTTATGTAAATCAGCTTTATAAGCAGTAAGATCGTTTATACGTATTTCAACTGCCTCTATCTGCTCTTCCTTTGCCTTACGTTCAGCTGCTTGTAACCTCTCTTCAGAGACAACAATAACTCTAGTCGGGGAAAAGAAGGAATCAAATAATGATGGATAATACATTTAACAAAAGAAATAAGTTGAGTCAATCACGGTAGCCGGTTCAAGGTCACCAATGATCGGTGGTTTCGTCTCCGCACCTATCTGGTTAGCGAAGTCGGTTAAGTAATCATTCTCAGCGAAGAGGTGCATATAGACCTCCCTAACTACATGAGATAGGTGAGTCATGTCAGTCGCTCTACATAATACTGAGTCATGAATTAATGCAATTGGTAGATCAAATTTATCTACACTTAGATGTAGTAAACTACTATCTAGTGAATGGATTAGGTTAGGAGCTGTAGCAGCCTTGTGTCTAGACCTATCTACTTCTCCAGTCTCTTCAGTAGCTACACTCATTTGACATCGGCCAAGTAGTTTAAGCTCTATAACTTCTACCTTCCTTTTCATTATACGTTGTACAACAACGAATCCAGAAGGTGTAGTCCATGTTAGCTCCTTGACTCCACGTTTAATAGCTTTAGCTACCTCATCTTCTATCCATTTCATAACCTTCATCGGTCCAGGTACTACTCTAGACATAGCATCTCTAACAGCCTTGACTGTGATTGTTAGATCATCTTTATCTATTTCTATACCTTTTTCTAAGAAGGCGTCCTTAATGTAAGAACGATTGCTGAAAGGCTTTGCGTTGTAAGGGATTGTCATAACAGTCCTTTTAACACATTTCCTATCAAGCTTATTCTTAACAGAGTCAGGACAATTCCATTTAGCTACCTCAGCTACCACTTGATATGCATCTTGTGGACGTTCTGAAGGTAGTACGTTGACAAGTTGGGCTGTCTTTTTATCTCGGGCGAGACCCGCTAGGATCTGTAGACCACTACATGTC